TTTTTTTCCTTTTGTACATATTTGGCCTCCGGCCGAGAAATATTCATATTTGCCCCCTATAGGCAAATACAGTGTACTGTTTTTTTGTTCTCTTGTCAAGAAGAACCAGAACTTTTTTTTTTGACTGACCAAGCTTGAATTACTACGCTTGTAATAGTGTCAGTCCGACCAATTACATCAAGAGGCTAATTGGTCGACCCCCGCCTTCGGCACCCCGATGGGGTTTATTCCTTACAGGGTATAGAGATAGAGAAAGGCCCCCTTTCGGGGGCCCTTCAGTCCTAAGATTCCGCTTCGCGGTCCTCACGGGTAGTAACCCGTCGAGGTTTTTTTCACTCGTTGAGTGGAAGATCCGGATCAGTAGGATTCGGCTTCGCCTCTCCTTTTACCGCGGACTTTTTTCCATTCGCTTTCGGCTTTTTATTTCCGGTTTCGTCGTCGCCATCCGCGATGCTTCTGGCGGTGACTAGACCGAGTTTTATCGCCTCGCTCAGGTTGTCCTTGTTTTTGAGAAAATCTACCATTTTCCCCGGATCATTTTCGAATCGTTCCCGTACCCTTGATGGCAGTGCATCGAAGGCGTATTGGGAATCGATTACGATTTGTCGTGCCGTAGCGAAGTCCGGCACGTTTGAGACATCCGCGAAAACCGGAGGGTTTTCGGGTTTAGGTAGGCCTCCGGCCTTTTTAGATCGCTCAACAATCCGATTGATATCGGTTTGTTCAGCGAATGATTGTTTTGTAAGAGACTTTGAGAATTTCATTATCTACCTCCAAAGATCGATTTAGCGGCGCCGAGGACTTTAATAAGCCATCCGGCATTTCCGCTTTCTAAAAGCTCATTAAGAGCTTTTATTTGATAGCTATTTGCTTGAGTAGCCTCAGTAGAGGCTTGTATTTGGGGACCACGAAGAAACCGGAGGTTATTTTCGATGGCTTCCCCATATTGACGGGTTCCTAGTAAAGACCCCGTAGTGCGAAGATTGTGAGTTATTTCTGATTGTTGCTCAACTTGATCATTGAAGGTTTCCACCATCTTAGCGAAGGTTATTCCCTGTTGAGCAGAATTTGCGAGTCCTGAAAGGATGTTTTTAATTTGGGCTTGTTGTCCGCTACCGGATACCCCAGAAGGCGAAGGGCTAGAAGGAGACGGCGCTCCCGAGCCTCCCGCTGATAAAATGGGATTGAGTCCAGCTGCGCGAAGATCTGCAACTTCTCGCTGATGGGCAGTGTTTGCCAATTTTTCATTCCAATCCCTGGCGATTCCCGCCTGTTTTGCGGAGAAATCTTGAGCCGAATTCGCCATTCTCTCCGTGAAGGCGTTGGCTTGATTGGCCTGATCTACCTGAGCTTGGTTCTGCATAAGGGAGCCGACGATGTCGGCCCCCGCAGATAATCCAGCTCCAATTAAAGGCCACAGCATTAGAAGTGATCGATGAGGCCGGGGACCCCATACACCGGCATAGGACGGGTACATTTGAGATCGATGAACGCATCGAGAAGAAATTGAGGTTCATCGGTAACCGCGAGGATCCTTTCCATCGGAGGATTTTCCACGATGAATTCAGGTGAGAGAGTAGGCATTTCGCCGAATTCCTGCGCTAAATGCCAGACATCGAGAGAATCGGCGACAGATGACCGGAACTTTCCGGTAATCATCGAGGGTTTATAGCGGTATTCCGCGAATCTTTCCTGATAGCCAAAGACATCGGTATTCCCGAGTCCATCGACAAGATCAGTATTGAAAGTAGTGAGGAAGATTTCGCGATTAAGAACCGCCTGTTCACCCAAGTGTGAAAGCGCTGGCCAGTAATAATCAAACCTGGTCCGCCTGGTGAACATTTTATGAAGGCCTTCCTGGTATGTGAGTTGAGTCCTTACGGACATAAGCCCAAGAACCACACAGTGTTCCGTAAAAGACTTCACGAATCCAGGACCGGACATGCCGGCTGTAGCGAAAGCCGCCAAATTGCCCTGAGGGGTCCCTGTGAGGGTTTCGGAAGTTTGAGCAAGAGGGTGGACATTTATACGAGTAGAACCACCCCCAAGGAACTCAGGACGCTGTAAACGAGCATCCGGAGAAATCACCCCGAAATGACTTCGGATAATTTCAGTATAACGAGTTCCTCCACGAGCATCACGCTCGTAAAGCCTTTGAAGTTGAAAGGCTTCGCGAAAAGCATTGATACTGGTGGCTACAGCTTCACTAAGGGAAACATAAACGTTAGGACGTTTGATTTCCCCAGGAGGAAGAAGAACCGAATCTACCATCTCAAAAGAGATGTTTGAACCGGACCACCAGGAATTATAAGTTGCGAGTTCATCGGTGCTCTCCAGAACATCGCGAGGAGTTGTTGATGGAGGATTGGCTTCAGTGCCAATCGCTCCGAGCCCTTGAACAGGGAAAGTACCAGGCCCAAAGGCGACGAGAGAAACGTCAGGGCCCTTTTGAGGCCAAGGAAGGGCACTGGTAAAATAATCGTGACGCTTCCCACGAGGGAGAACGTCAAGATAAGTGTTGATGTCGTCCGGACCATCGTCCGTATCGACACCAGCGGGTTGCTGGAGGTTTTGGTCGCGATACCACTCATTCCAAATGAGATTGTAAGCGCGGCCATAGAGATTGTTGATATAAATAGCATAATCGGCATCAGGGCCTGAATCTGGTTCGATGTCAGGCGGTATGCCGAAATAATCGAAAAGCGACTGAGGGGGAGGTGTAGGAGCGCCTTGACGGAACCGAATAGTAGGAGTCAGGTAATCCGTCGAAGCTTCGGGATAAGGCTGTTCCCCCATAAAACGGGGGAAATTTTCCCAGATGATACGATAGGGAACAGCGAAGAAATGAACATCTAAAAAGATGTCATCCATCACTGGTTTAAGAGGTGTTGCCATTCTCGCGAAGGCATTGATGCGACACTTAAAAGTGTCTCCCGGAAGTACCTCATCCACATAAACAGGAATGAGTTTTCCGGCGTCGAACGTGGTTTTAACCGTGTGACTCCGATCGAAAGTTGACCTTTCGATGTTTGTACTCGGTACCTGAGAGAACTGATGGTTTCCTGGACTACCTCGTTGCATCTTGCATCTCCTTCCGCCGTTCAGCGGCGGTTACTAAAGTTTGAGCGGAGACGACGAATTGAGGTTGTTCAAGGGGAATGACAACCCCTCTTTCGTCGTCGAACATTGCGATGCGGTAGAGTTCGAAATCAGACGGGTACCGTCCAATTTCAGTTTCAAGGTCAAGAGCCCCGGTCTCAAAAGACCGGATTGCTTGCCCTTCGGAGCGGACGAAGTTGGGGAACTTGTAGATCTGGCTCTTCTTGTCGAAGACGCCATAAAGATTTAGTACCATCTGGTACCTCCTATAGATGCTTCTTTCGAAGCTTTGTTTTTTCTGTTTTACAATATTCCTTGATAAGACGACGAGCTTCATCCATATCTTCTATCTGGGACGAGAAGCCCATTAATCGCGCCCATTGTGGGGTCAGCTCTTTGATTTTTTCTATGCGGGATTTTTTTAAGATTTCAAATTCGGTCGGATTTTGATTTTTTAGTAAGTTATCATAGAACTTAGGTGGCTTCACCTTACGTTCGCCAATTACCGCAAAGTCAGAAGGATATATGTCATTTTTGTATTTATCATACCATCCCCGGCCAATGCCGGGCCTCCGAGACATCGTTGTATACTCGGGTAGACGACCCTTATAATGGGCGTCTTTTTTTTCTTGATCAGAAGTAAGTAATTTTTTTTCGATATAACGCGCAACGTAAGCGGCGCTATCGAAGGTAACATCACCGATAACGCAGTACCCTTTTCCCCAAATTTTATTAAGGGTTTCAGAGACATAAAGCCAGAAATCGTTTTGTTTTTTCCATTTGATTTTATCATCAAAATCAAAATTGAAGAGGCAGGCGTGATAGTGAGGGCGTTGTTTTTCTTCACCATACTCCCCGCAATGATAATATCGTATATTTACATCGGGATAGTTTTTTCTAAGACGTTTCATAAAATCCTGAAAGTCTTTTTTGTGAAGGGATAGGTCGGAAGGAAGATGTTCATCATCATAAGTAAGAGTGATGAAACAGTTATCATCATAGAGAGAGGCCTCGTGTAGGCAACGCATTGCCCACTGTCGAGACCTCTCAAGCCGACACCCGATACATTTTCCACAAGGAACGTTAACCATGTGGCCGTTATCGTAGGCATCTATAGGGGTGAATACTACTTTTCGGAGCCCTTTCTCGGTTTTTTCCCGAGACCACCAGCCTTGTATTGGATGATAGCAGGGCACCCTTTACCGACCTAGAGGCGGATTCCGCCCCTCATAGGACCGGCATGGACGTTCTTGGGATGAAATCCGGCGCCGCGACGGAAAGAGCGGCGCGAAGCGCCGCGCGAAATTTTTTTCCTTTTGTACATATTTGGCCTCCGGCCGAGAAATATTCATATTTGCCCCCTATAGGCAAATACAGTGTACTGTTTTTTTGTTCTCTTGTCAAGAAGAACCAGAACTTTTTTTTT